GTCGCTAATGATGAGTTTGCAGCCGTAGGCTTCAATCTTGATTTCTTCATTGCCTGCTTTGGCATACCACATCAAATCAACGGGCTGAATGCCTCGCCATGAACCCGCCGCGCGCGCTTTGGCAGTGACGATATCCAGATATTTGGTGCTGAGTTCAATTTCCCCCTCTGCCGCCACATCACCGGAGAGGTAACCATCCGGCACGCCCTGCGTTTGGGCGGCGGCGGTGTTATCAGTAATAGACAAACTGACCTTTTCGGCATGAACCAGATCCCCGTCCATATTAAAATCGACCGACTGGCCTGAAATCCTTTTGCTCATGCAATTTTCTCCAGACGGCTATCCAGCAACAGACTGACAGCGATCCCTTTCGGACATTCGTAAGTGCGGATAACGATATAAATTTCCACCGTGTTTTTATTACGCCATGTAATCACCACATCGCCATCTTTCGGGGATTTCACTTCCCCCGGAAAAGTCACGCCGTTAATCTCGGTACTGCGCGACATTTCACGCAAGGTACGGGCGAAGTATGCCTGATGCGTTGCGATACTGCCCGGCGTACTGTTTAAGCTACGGTCAGCAATTTTAGCGATAGCCTGCAAACGTACTCGACGCGCGACTTTATCAACAACCCGCAAGTTTTCGATACTCTGGTAGTCTCCGCCTTCTACGTCCAATGTGCGACCATCTGACCAATACATGCCGTCATAATCGGGATACCACATCGGCACACTGAAACGCAGTTTTTCCAAGGCTTGCAAGGTTGCCAGATCCATCGGTTTCCCTTCCCCATCAAGCGGGAAATCGGTTGAACCCAAATCCATCAATGCCCCGGTTTGTACCCGTGCGGGACTGTCCGCCACGGTGACAGCGCGGTTACATAAACGCCCTGCCAATACTCCCGCCTCATTGCCCCACAGGCACGGCACCAGTTGCACCGATGCCACAGCTTCGCCCTTTTGTAGCTCGGCCAAACGGGTGACATAATCCGCCCAAGTCTCTTTCGCCTGTGCGCCATCAACCGCCAGAATGGCCCACTGCCAGCGGCCAAATTTAGCCATCGTGTTGGCTCGCAAAGTTTGCGCGGCTTTAATCATGGCTTTGGTTGCGCCGACCGTCAGCGTATAGCCCTCAACACTGGCTATACGCTGCGCCGACGTCACCGCCTCAACAAACGCCAATTCATCCGCCGATTCCGGCAATACATGGATATACCCAGACCAGTTTTGCCCGGCATTTGCCATCGCCGCCAGGACATGACGTTTGAGGACGGTTTGTGTCGTTCCCAGTACAGAATCAAAGTCCGTCTGGGTATTAACCGCAATAGTTTTACCTACGTTGGTTTTTCCCGTCCCAACGAAAAGCAATACCCGCTCAATTTCCCTAGTTTCGCCTTGCAATTGGTTAACCTGGTTAACCTGAACATGTGGCCACATAATTTAATCCCTTATTAATGCGCTAACCTGCGCCGTATCCAATACCTTGTAACTGGCGAGCCAGCGCCCGGCTAAACGCTTCATCATTCATGCCTAAGAATTCCCGCGCGGGCACGTCAAACGACCATGAATTTTTTACCGCCTCACCGTTCAGTTCACGGATCAATATTCCTGCCTGAATAAATTTCATCTTGGCGGTAATTTCCTTTATCGGGGGCTTACGCCAGCGTTTACCCTTTCTGACCTGATAACCCAAATCCCGCAGTTTTTTCGCCTGCTTAATGGTTGCCATACGCTTACGGTCAACGCGCTTTTGCACTTGCCGCCGACTGACCTGAATACGCATCCCGTTTTGCTGTGCATACCCCACAACACCCGCAGTAACCTGCTGTTTTCCGTTCCGGTAATGCCCGCCTTGCAGGTAAATGCGTACAGCATCCCTTTCCGGCATTTCCCGGATATGCAGCAACTTCGGCATATTCCTAAGCATCTTCTTGCGCCACGGACTTTTTCTGGCAGTCCATCGCCCGCCATCCGGGGATTGCTGATTGAGCACATGGCGTTTTGCCGCCTGAATCACCCCGTATTTCGCCATCCGCCATAACAGCCGTTGGCGCTTTTTCGGGGGGAGCTCAAGGCCACTCAGTGCGTTTTGCAGTGCCTTAAGCTGATTTCGGTTTAACTGACCATTTATCATTATTGGATTTGTCCAACGGGTGCGCCTGACTCATTCACACAATGCACAACCCCATTTTCAGCAAACCAGATTTCAGTATCAGCCAGCCTCCAGCGCTTACCCTCAAAGGGGATGATGCCGTTTTTATCTTCACGCATGACAACAGGCTCTGACAATGACAACGACACCACAACCACAGCGGTTTCTTCATCCACGTCAACGGTCATCGCTGGCCGTTCCGGCTCCAGATTGGCATCCCCTAAATCATTGCCCTGCCCAGTCAGCCACACCTCTATTAACAATGGGACATATCGCGGATCAAACTCTCGGTATGGGAAACGCCCCCAGGCAATCACCGCCTCATACTGCTGGATAAACATCTGATATTGCCCCAGACCTAAATCCCGTTGCGCAGGAATAAAACGAATTTCATCCATTTCACTGGTAAATTCTATCTTACAGAGACGTTCTGGCAGGTTTTCCCGCAAAAATGCCGTTAAATGATGTAATTTGCTCATATCATGCGTACCGTTGTACGCCGGTATCCCTTCATATTGCGGATAACAAAAGCCGCTTCCGCTAATAAACGGGGACGCAGTTCAGGACTTTCCTGTAGCGGATGAGGGGCACGACTCACAATAGCCGTGTATTCCCCCAACAGATCCGCTTTTGCCCTGGCATAAACAGCCTTTTTATACTGACCGACTAACGCATTAACGCCATTGATAGCAATGTCTGGCACATCTGCGGCTTTCTGATAGCCTTTTGCCTGCAATCGGACTTTCAGACGCTGTAAGTCAAGATTGATTTCAGCGGCACTTGCCAGCAATGCCTGAGCTAACAGGTCATTATCTAAGTCAGCCGGAATATTGCGATTAACCTGAAATTCCCGTAAGTTCAAATCCGGCCAAAAACCGTCATTGGTCAACGGTTCATCCCGATAATCGAGGGTATTGCCACTAAACATCTCGCCTCTCCCATCCATAAAAAAGCGGGCAGTCCGGTTTCCACGGCCATAAGCAATCCCTGCCATGCCTCCACCGCGCCCGCTCTGGCTTGCGGTAGTCACTGTTTATCTTGGTATAGCGATTGGGTTGTCAATGCCCGTAAACGGGCGGCAATCCGTTGCCGATAGGTTTTTACCCCTGATTTTGGATTGCACTGATGCGCTTTTGATAACCAGAGATCTGCCTGCTCCAGCACATCCAACCTATCAACCGAACTCGCCTTAATGTCGGCGTTATCCCCTTTCAGCAAGTTCAAAGCCGCAAATTTGTAGTATTTGGCCTTGATTTTCTCGTGTATTTGCCATTTTTCAGTCACATTGTTGAATGTCCTTGAAAAATAGGGCTCCACGCTGTTTCCTGTTTCGGCCTCCGCCAGTGCCCAGAGTAAAACCGTGTCGGCCACAAAGGCCGGAAAGCTACTGCGAAAATTGTCGGGGGTGAGCTGCCCTTGCTCAATGGCGATATCCGCCCAATCCAATCCTTTGGCAAAATCCCCAATATCAAATAACCAAATCACACAGTAGGCAAAAATCGGGTTTCGGTAAATTTCCCCCTCGGCTATGTAGCGTTCCGCCGTGGGCAGATAATTAGGCAACAGTTCCCGCTTTTTCATCTCTACCCGCTCCGCCGTTAACGCCAACTGGCGTAACCGCTTAATATCCTGCTCAATGGCGCGGGCTTGCAGGTACATACTCGCCCCCTCTGCAATGGCAACCGCTTGTTGCCGCGCCAGTTTCTGGCGAAGTTCAACCGCAGCCCGGTGTCGTTGAGCAGGCGACAGCATTATTCTGTATCCAGTTTTTCCGCAGGTTCAGCCACAGTACCGATAGTGACGGCATCTTCATCATAGGCGGCATACAATTCCGGGGTTTCAAGCGCATAACCTTCATTGCGCAGGTATTTATTTTCGAACTGCTTGCGGTCATCCTCAAACGCCGCCTTACGCTGGCGAGTATTACGCTGTGTCAGAATTTGCAGATTCGGCAACATGGTGACTGTCATACGTTTACCCGGCATAAATGGCGGGATCATCGCCGGACGGCCAGCGATGGAACTCCCCAACATTTGCGCCGCAATTTTTTCAGTCGGTTTATCTGTCGCCTGATACAGTCGATATTGTTCCGCTGCCACTAAGTCAGCACCGACCAGCACCACTAAGCGCGGATCATTCCTGAATTGTTGCGGAATACAGGCGTTAATCAGGTCTGACGCCATCGCATCCAGTGAGGTAAAATCACCGTGCTCATCCAGTTTCACCGGTGTCGTAATCACCTGCTTACCGTTACTCCATTCTTTAGCGATTTGATGCCAACCCATGTTCACATCTTCACCATTCGGGTTGGCTTCTGGATCTGTGGTTTCCGCCACCCCCTGGCCGTTAAAACCAACACGGATCATGTCCAGTACAAAGGATTTATGAGTGAATTCCTGCATACGTTGGAAAAATTCATTTTCTGAACCAGAGTTCGCCCAGACAGATAACAAATCCCAAGGCAAGGCTGCGCCGGAATCAGTTTCAACCAAGTGGTATTTATTGCCGTCAACACCGGTTTTACGCATAAAACGGCCATCTTTTTTACGCCCGGTGAATAACCCAGGATTGCCGACTGATACTACCTGGCCGGAAAGGTGATCCACATCCGCACAGGTGATCATGCTGAGGAATTCCACAGATTCCAACAACGCACTGCGCAAGGCAGTTTCCTTCGGGTCAGTCAGCGCAAAGTAACGCGATGTATCTTCTACTCCATAGGCTTGGGCTAATCCCGCCGCATATTTCTGCAAAAATGCCCGTGCCCGATGATTCAGTTGCATAGCTCTTCCCTTTGCCTTTTTCCATCATGGAATGTAGTGGTATAAGAATTCCGGACATCTCACAAGCCTGCTAATCTGATTAACAGTGAAAGTGAGGTATAAGCGAACCAATTCCCAATATCCGCAGCAAATCGGACATTATCCATATCCGCATCAGGCAAAATTTGCTCATCACCACGCAGACGACGCAGTTCGCGCCAGACAGAAACCGGAGCACCGCCAATCTGCTGAAACTGACGGATGCGCCAACGGCTCGCCCAGGCAGAAACAGAGCGGGACATATCCTTGAGGTTGTGTCCTGTCTCACGGTCAATTTCACCGTCAAGTGCGTACCCGTCGATGTTCTTTGAAATATATTTAGCGATATAGCCCGTTGCACTGCCCTTTTCTGGATCTATCCGCTTAACAAAAAATCGAGCGTTCTGTGCTTCTTCGCTTTTCAACTCGTGTGCATCTTCTTGGGTTGCGTACTTCTGCACAATTTCCCGCATTCCTTCGACGTGCTCAGGCAGCATAAATAACAACAGATGCCAATGCGGTGTACCGTCATGATGCGGTTCAACAACACGGAAACCAAAAACACTAATCCCCGCACGGGAATAAGCAGCGCGAATTTTCGCCCAAACCTTACACAAATACCGCTGTGTATCCCTTGGGGTCGCACCGTTCCAGTTTTTCACAAAACCGCCACCACTATGTACAGAGTGATATTTAGAAGGTGCTGTAATAGTATAAAAATCTCCTACACAGCCCATTTCGTTAGCCAAGTCCTCAAATCCGCGCATACGGATCATGAGTTCACAACGGCGGACGGCAGGGTTCGCAATGCTGCCCAAGACCTTATCGCTTAACGAAATTCGCTCTCCATCTTCGTTTTCTAAATCGAACGATTGCAGAAACTCCCAATTTAGCCGCTTCTGCTCTGCCCATTCGCTCAAAGTCTGACGTGAAACATAGGATGAAACCGCTTTCTGCACCTGTCCGACAGCAATTGCAATATGTTCGGCACGCATATCACGTATCCGCTTTAAACGGATGTACCACCATTGATCTGACATCATGCGCAGCAATCCGGCACATAATTGATCTTCTGTCGGTTTAATTCGACCTTTTACAAATTGCTGCCAATATGGGGCTATCGTTCCCGCTTGCTGTGTCAATTTAGCCAAACGGGTATAGACATGAATTAATCTACGGCAAGCGTCCTGCTCATTCTGTAGGGCCTGTTCAACATATTGGTCGTAACTCTCAGCCATAAACCGCGCAACCTCATGCGCAAGCTGTTTTATTTCTTTACGTCCTAATGTTGGCAATTGTTCCAGTGATTCAATAAACGGGAACGGCATAACACCAGATACGATATGCTGGAACTGGTATTGTTCATTGACCAATTTTAACCGTGGTAATACGTTCTCGCAGAACTGACGTAAAAACGCATTAGCCCGGCGGCGACCAGATTGATTGAAAATGTTGGCATAACGTGTTGCAAGGTAGATCGCCAGTGAATGCGGCACATTCTCAAGATATTGATGCCGCCATGCATAATCGTTGGGATTTGCCTCCCACATAATACGTTCAGCCAGAGTTGCGTCATTCGGCAACCCTGGCTGAAATTCTATACTCTGGCGATACATTGAACGCAGTGCACCGCCGTTATTTTCTTCTTTTCTTTCAGTATTCATGTTACAAACAATTAACGGGAATTAATTAAAATAAAAGCAAAACAAACTCTTCCGCTATCTGCGGATACAAATCTTTATTAATTACCGTTACATTTGTTATTTTTCCTGAAATCAATCTTCCTATGAAATTTCTATTATCATCAATTTTATTCAATGCAAGAAAATCACCTGTTTTATATTCTCGATCATTTACTCTAAATTCTGCTTTTTTCTCTCCGTTATCGATAGCTATAAAATAAACTCTTTTTTAAATGATGAGTTTTGTTTTTCACTTTCATG